TTAGGAAGAACGTCAAATGCAGAGTAACCCATTTGGATAGCATCCCAATCTGAACGGAAGTCAGACTTACAAAGTTGCAAGTTAACTTGGAAAGATTCAGGTTGAAGGATACGCTCTGTCAATGTGATTGTAGACGTAGGGTCGAAATCACAAGTAGCGTTTTTGATGATGTCATCAGTAGCAACACGCTTGATAACTTGCTTGTACTTGACGTTAGGCATAATAGTGATACCACCTTTGTCAAGGGTTGGAGCAGACAATAAAGCTGCTGCGATGTACTTACCTGCGAACTCGCCTGCGTAAGTAGTAGTAATTGAAGTTGTTGTTGGCATTTCTTCGTTTAAATTTAGTTATTAAATATTGTTGAATTTTTCAAGGATTGAATCCATTGTAGAACGAGTGCGGTTCTTAGATAATTTGAACGCTTCTACTTTAGTTTCGTTTTCAGGGTTGAATGAAATAGGTTTAGGCTCTTCGCTCAATTCAACTGGTGCAACTTCTTCTGCAACTTCAGTTTTTGACAAAGCGATTTGTGCTTTTAACTCTTCGTTTTCTTTTTTAAGGGCTTCGATTTCGCTAAAGAAAGATTCCTTAGTTACTGATTCGATGATTTTCTTTGCAGTAGGTGCAGCAGGCTCTTGTGCCATTTCTTCTTCAGCAGGCATTTCAGCTTCAGGAGCTTCAACTTCTACTTCAACTTCTGCTTCAGCAGCTTCACGGATGTCAGCGATAACACCTTCTTCGATAACTACCAAGATGCGACCATCTTCTAACTCATAGTCACCTACAGGAAGTGCGATACGTTGTTCGTCTTCAGTTAGGATAAACACAGGTTGTCCTGCTTCGAATACTTCTGCTTCAAGCATAGATACACCATCAGTAAGGCGCATAGTTTCCAACTTCACTTCCATTCCAAGAAGTGTGCGGACTTTGTTTAAGATTGATTTTTCGTTCATTTGTTTTTATTTATTTAAACCATTAAGGAGTGTTTGTACAAGTTTAACTCCTTTATATAAATCGTCTAATTCTTTTTTTGAATCAACATAAAGCGGAGCAGTTTTTGGGTCAATTCCTAAATCTTTAGCTTTTTTAGCAAAATCAATCATCGCTCCGTCTAAATCTGCAATAAGTTTAATTCCGTCAGCTTCTTTCTTTTTAAGAACCAATTTTAATGCATCAACTCTACGAGCAGTATCACCTAATAAGTCGTTTGCCATAGATGTTGCGTTGCCGTATAATTTAGGCAAATCAGTTGCGCTCGCTAATTCAACTTGATGAGAAGAAAGTTCCGTCACTTCTTCTTTAAACAATTTTCTGTAGATAGATTTTTGTGTGTTCATACTATAATAACGTTTTAGGTTTGTGTTGTTGCGTTTTTATTTTTATGTTTGTTAAAAATTACGCTATGACACCTGAAGAAAAAGCACGCGAAATACATTTATCAATGTGTTACGAAATAGCATCAGAATTATTAGAGGTAACTCAAGAAGAATTACCGATTTATATACTTCACGCTAAAAATTGCGCATTAAATGCAATTGATATAATCATCAAAGAACTAACTGAAGAAATAAGTCCAAGCGTACACGGATTCAGGCATCAGTATTGGAAACAAGTAAAAGACGAATTAGAAAAGCTATAACTATCCGTTTTGACGTACGATAGTTCTCACTCCGCTTACTTCAGTTCTTGTAACGGTGTCTCCTGTTCCTTCCGTCTTTCCGATGCCTTGAGCCTCTAAACTTCCGTCACAACACTTGGTTGAGTATTTTCCGTCTGCGCATAGGCAACCACGTCTTGAACCTTGACGAGGACTTGCTTTACTTGGTGTTTTGAATTTCATATTATAATGCTTTTAATTTAGTAGATAATGATTTATATTGATTTACATCTTTTATAGCCAGTTTCATATCTTTTAGTTCTTGAATATTATCCACATTAACACCTATTTCTTTAGCAAGCTGCTCATATTTATTAATTACTTTTGGCATTTCATCTGACAATTTAACCGCTTCATCTATTTTATCAGTTAGCGTTCTAATCTCTTTACTAATAGCAGAATATTTAGAATTAATTGTATCAGTCAAACCATAATACTTATTGATTAATTGTTTTGAATCATCTGCAATACTTAACTCTACTTCGTGTTTAGCGAGTTGTACACCTTTAATCTCTGCTGCATTGCGCTCCATTTGAGCAATTTTGTTTAGGATATTGTTCATCGTTTTTATTTTAGTAAGTCTTTAAGTTGTTCGATAATTGCGTGTTTTTCTTGCTCCTCACGAGGTGAATCAGGCATCTTGTCAGCAAAGTATCCCTCAATTGAGAATCCCTTTACCTTACCTTCCTTAACATCTTGCCAAACCTCATCGTTGTCCACCTTCATAGAAATCATCCAAGTTCCTTTCGGTAGGTTGAATCCGTATAACTGGCTTTTGTCCATCTTTTCGTCTTCAATTAGCCACGATTCTACTACGCTCATTCCTTTGATAGCGTCTTTGTGTTCGTAGGTAGCGTTGTTTTGATTGCCTTTCTTAAAGAATAACTCCATAGCTTTACGCACTGTGTCCTCGGAAAAGTAGATATAGAACTCCTCCTCTTTGTTTCTGCGGTAAATCTTCTTGTTAGGGATAAGAGCAGCACCCATTAGGATACGTTTCTCGGTGTCAATTTCTTTGAGTTCTACTTCGTGTTTTGCTAACGCTACAAAGTTTTCTTCTATGGCAGGACTTTCCACTACTGAAACGGCATTGATACCGCTTTGAAAGTCTTTTTCGTCAATGATTAGCTCTAATACATTCATAATTCAAAAAGTTGAAATGTGTCACAATGTTGCGTTTTTAATTCGGTTGCGGTCAAGTGCCTGAGCAGATGTTACCTCACCACTTACAACATACGCTTGGATAGGTTGTTGTTGGATTTGTGCTAACTGATTAACCCCTGAGTTACCTACAACATTAAAATTTGGCGCTTGAGGAGTTGCGGATGCAAATGAATTGCTAACGCTACTACTTCCACCACCACCACCATCGGGAGTTTGTACCGCCGTAATAGCTTGGATATTTTTAATACCTGCAGCAATGGCTAAACCTGCGTTGATAGGTGCAAGTACAGGGCCTACAACTGGCACTCCTACAGTTGAACTATATGCTTTTTGAGCAGACAAGAATGTTTGAATAGTAGCCTCTGCAATTGCCGCTGCCTTACCTGCTGCCGTTTGCTTTCCAAATAAGTCTGCAATTTGTCCAAGTGTGCTTGCAGTAGCGGTTAAAGCATCTTCTTGCGCTTTCTTTTTCTTATCATCAATAGATTTCTCTATTTCGTATGTTTGTTGCCTAACTTCAGCAACACCTACTAAACCTTTCTTTTCAATTTCTTGAAATTGCTCAGTCTTTTTAATAGTTTTAATACGTGCCTCAAGTTTCTTGTCCTCTCCACCACGTGTTAAATCTACTTGCGTTGCTTCTAAGTCTGCAAGTTCTTTGTTCTTAGCTTTCTCAAGGTCTACAGTTGATTTGTGATACTTCTTAGCAAGAGCAATTTGCGCATCATACTTTTCTTCAATATCCTTCTTTTGCTTAGCATATTCACTTAACTGAACATCACGTGCATCTTTCAGGTTATCCTTGATTGTCTCTAAATCTTCTTTGGCTTTATCTTTAAGATTATCCGAATCTGCTTTGCGTTCTTTAATCGCCTCAACATTATTGGCTCTAATAATTTCTTTCTTGTCAATTAAGGCAGCTTTTAAATCTTCACGTTCCTTAGTTAAAACCTCACGTGCCTCAACTGCGTTTTCTCTCGCTTTCTTAATGATGTCCTCATCTGCATCAGCGTTAACTAATTTTTGGTATCTATGTTTAGCTAACCAATATATGTTTTCAGCACGGGCTACGGAATCCTTTTCGAGTTCTATTCGTTCCTCTGCTTGCGCTAATTTCATTTTACGTAGTTCAGCAGTTGTAGCTCCTTGAGCTTCTGCCATCGCAAGTTCGTAGCTTTGGTTTCTTTGTAGTGCGCTTGACCTGTCCTCTAATTCTTGAGCATTATCTTTAATTGCCTTAGCGCTTTTGTTTAGAGCTTTAGTGTATCTTGCATTGCGTTCAATTTCACCTGTAAATACATTGGCTATCTTGTCGAAATTTGAAACTAATAAACCAATACCAGTTATTAAAACACCAATACCTGCAGTCATAAATATCTTAGACGCAGTAGTCATACCTGCAAAAGTGGTCATAGCAGCAGTACGCAAAGCCATAAAAGCAGGAATAGCCTCTCGCACGCCTTGAACGCCTTGAGCAATAGCCATTGCGGCTTGAACTTTAAGCAAAGCCTTTTCTACTTGCTCTGATTCTGCACCAAATGCGCCCATTACACCTTGAGTTAACTCAAAGCCTGCCGTAACACCACCTAAAGCACCACCAAGTTTTTGAGCCATAGTGGTAGCAGCAGCGTCAACCGCCATATCGGTTTGGATTTGGACTTTACGATAGTTACCTACGGTCTCTAATAAGTCCTGATACTCCTTAGTTGCAGTTTGACCAGCATTAGCCATTTCATATAAGCGGTCTTCTGCCTCACCCATACGAGTGGTAAGCGGTTGTAAGTCTCCATAGACTTCCTCAAAACTTTTGTTGACATCGTTGGTAGCTTTGGAGAGGTTCTCCATTGCATTAACTGCCTGTTTAGTATCTACGTCTATTTTTATAGTTTTAACCTCTGCCATTTCTCTTGTTGATTATTTCACGTTTTCCTTGTTTCCACATTTTTTTCATAGACGTGGTGAGTTCGTGTTTACCTTTGGCTATATCAATTAACTCAGACTCTCCGTAAAAGTCATCAAGTTGTAACATTGCGATTATCTGTTTTATCATTGGATGATGTAAAAAGTTTCCGTTGTTGTGCTTCCGTCTAAATATAAGTATGTAACCGTGATTGTGTATACCGTACCTGCTGCGCC